GACCACAAAGTTACAGCCCCCCCCCCCCCCGCGCTTTTGGCCAGCCGTAGTAGTAATGCAGTTCGCCGCTCTTCCCGGTGCCGGAGAAGCCGATCATGTAGGACCCGCAGTGGGCGCACTTCAGCTTCCCTGTCAGCAGGTAGTCCCCGCCGTCTTGGTGACGGCCCCGGACGCTGCTGTTTGCTTTCAGACGCTCGTTCGCCGCCCAAAAGGTGCCCTGATCGATGAGAGCGGGCATCCCGCCCTCGATGCGGGTGTCCGAGAAATGATACACCCCGATATAGGCCTCGTTCATCAACAGCCGGAAGCTGCCCTTGTTCCACCGCCCGCCCCGGCTGGTTTTCAGCCCCTGGCTGTTCAGGTCGTTGGCGATATCCACAAAGGACATCCCCGCCGCAGCCTTTCTGAAGATCTCACGCACTACCTCGGCGTTTGCTTCATGGATGGCAAAGCGGCCATCCGGCCCCTTGCGGTACCCGAAAGGGATGGAGCCGGAGTTCACCTTGCACTGCTCGGCGTTGTATTTCATGCCCCGGCGAATATTCTGAGCGAGGGCTGCGCTGTAATATTCAGCAGACCCCTCCAGCACGGATTCCAGCAGAATCCCCTCCGGGCCATCCGGGATGGACTCCTTTGCATAGAGGACCCGCACCCCGGCCTTCTTCAGCCGGAACTTGTATGTGGCCGAATCGTAGCGGTTCCGGGCAAAGCGGTCGATCTTCCAGCAGATCACATAAGCCCAGTGGCCATGGGCGGCTTCCTTCAGCATTTGCTGGAACTGGGGGCGGTTATCGGTAGTGCCAGACAGATGCCGATCGGCGTAGACCTTCACCACCCGGAGGTTGTTCTGCCGGGCAAAAATCTCGCAGTCCGCCACCTGCTGCTCGATGGAACAGTCCCGCTGGTTATGAGACGAGTACCGAGTGTAGATCACGGCATCCTGCATATCCGGCTCAAGCATGGCCGGCTTCTTTTTTGCACACATTCAGAGCAACCTCCCGCCGCCCACCGAGGGCGGCTTTTTTATTTGGACATGAGAGCATCCGCAATTTTAACGTATTTCTTCGCCGAGATATTCCCAGCAAGGAACTCTTGCCTCCACCGCTCAATTTCAGCCTGTGCGTCTTCCAGCGCAGCCTTGCTTCCACTACGACTGACCTTCGGCCAGTCCTCCAGCATCCCAAGTTCCGAGGCCAGACGGTAGATGTGCTTGCAGGGCCGCTCCCTGCTGGCGAAGTCGAAGCAGGAACACTCCGACAGCGAAACCCGGTACGGTTCAGGGTCAGAGCCGACGACCACCGCCGTCTGATCTGCCACATTGACCGTGATCGCATCCGCTTTGATCTTCTCGCCATTCAGACGACGCTTCACCTGCTCCGGCAGGGAATGAATCGAAGAATCCCAGATTTCAGACCACACCATAAGTATACCATCCTTTCCACATAAAAAGGGAGAGCTATCCACCCGGACGGCTCTCCCTCTTTCTTTTTTGGCTTCACAGGGGGAGGCCCTCAGCCACTACCTAGATACTTATTTCTTCAGACGACGCAGGCCGTGTCTTCGGTGGTACTCGAAGCAGATGCAGCCGTGCTCTGCGCAATACCTAAGCTCTTTTCATAAGCCGCCTCAGCAGCGGCTGTTTCTTCCGGGCTTGGCGTCCCTTCTTCAAAAACATAGCCATTCGGATCTGCCCCACAAGCGGTAGACGCAGCAATTACATCAACCATGAAACGGTACAGAGCGTCACGCTCAGCCTCGCTCAAATTAACCAGCTTCTCAATTAAGACATAATCTTTCAGCCTGAGCCGATATTTTCTCGCCATCATATCCAGCGGAGCGGACGGAGCAGCAATGAATTTTTCTCCAACGCCATCCCGTAGCCATTCAGGGTTCACGCCAAATTCCCGGCAGATCATTGTAATTGTTTGTCCGCTCGGCTTTGACTTGCCAGAACACATGGTAGAAACGCTGGAATCGCTGATGCCTATCCGCTTTGCAAATTCGGTTTTCTTGATTCCTTTTATTTTAAGGATTTCATTGATTCGATCAGCAATGGTCTCCATTTTCGTTTTCACCTCCTTGTCCTAATTATACACCATCCGGCACGGTAAAGCAAGATAAAAATTTAGATTATCTAAATTTATTGCTTGACAATTTAGTCTATCTAAGTTATAATTTAGATAGTCCAAAGCAAAGGAGGTTGACACCATGATGAACGCAAAGGACACCAGCAAATACACCCCTCAGCAGCTTGCCGATGCAGAACGGTTCATGCAGCTTCTCTCTCGCGTCCCTGAAGATAAGCGGGATGCCGTCATTCAGAACACCGAATCCGTAATCATCGGCATCGAGATCGCGGCCAGAATCAACAAGGCCACCGCGAATGGCGGTGCTGCATGAGATTCCCCAACATCGAAGCAGAGCGGCGAAAAGCACATCTGAGCAAGAGAAAGCTGTGCATCGCCCTCGGCATTAAGCCTGAAAAGCTGCAAGGATGGCAGGATGGGCGGCTGGAAATAAAGGCTCACGACCTCGTAAACCTTGCACGGCTTTTCGATACGACCACTGACCACATTCTCAGCAGGGCGTAAAAATAAGGAGAGAACACATGGATAAGTGCATCATTAGGAGGTGAACACCATGCAGCAGACCAACCCCATGCGGATGGAGAGGCGGCGACTGGCCGACCTCATTCCCGCCGCCTACAACCCCAGAAAAGCCCTGACCCCGGAGGACCCGGAGTATCAGGACATAAAGGCCAGTATTCAGGGGCTGGGCTACGCTGACCCCATCGTCATAAATTACGATGGCACCATCATCAAAGGCCACCAGCGGCGTACCGTGATGATGGACATGGGCATCGAAGAAGCCGAGGTCGTCGTTCTGGACATCCGGGACAAGGCCAAGGAAAAGATGATCAACGTGGCCCTGAACAAGATCACCGGCAAGTGGGATCTTCAGATTTTGAAAGACCTCCTGTCCGATCTTGACCTCAACGGCTACGACTTCTCCGTGACCGGCTTCCATCAGGATGACCTCGAAGATTTGATCCAGCAGCTGGATGTGCCGGAGGAAGCCCATGATGACGACTTCGACCCGGATGCAGCCAAGGAAGAAATCGAAACCCCGGTCACACGCCGGGGCGACATTTGGAAGTTGGGCCGCCACCGCCTGATGTGCGGCGACGCCACGTCTCTGGACGATGCGGAAATTCTCATGGCCGGGAACAAGCTCGACCTCGTAATCACAGACCCGCCCTACAACGTGGACTACGGCGCAAAAGTTGGTTTTCTGAACGACTACCTCGACCAGACCGACAGCCGCACGAACAGCGTCATCGAGAACGACCACATGGATGCGGCCAGCTTTTACAGTTTTCTGCTGGCAGCATTTCAGACTATGAACGATGCCATGCGCACAGGCGCAGCTATTTATGTTTTCCACGCCGAGAGCACCGGGCTTCAGTTCCGGCAAGCCTATTCGGATGCCGGGCTGAAACTGGCCCAGTGCCTGATATGGGAGAAAAATGCGTTTGTCCTCGGTCGCCAAGATTACCAGTGGCGGCACGAACCGATTCTCTACGGCTGGGAAGAGGGAGCGAGCCATTACTTCATCAATGACCGCACACAGGACACCGTTCTTCTGGACGACCCGCCCGACTTCCAGTCAATGAAGAAGCAGGAACTTCTGGCCTTCATCGACCAGATGCTCCGGGAATACAAGGATCAGACCACGGTTCACTTTGAGCCGAAACCGACCCGAAACGATATGCACCCAACAATGAAGCCTGTACCTCTGATCGGACGGTTGATGAACAACTCCAGCCGCCCCGGATGGATGGTCGGTGACTTTTTCGCCGGGAGCGGGTCCACCCTGATGGCAGCAGAGCAGCTCGGACGGACAGCATTCTGCATGGAACTGGACGAGAAAAACTGCGACGTAATCATAAAGCGGTGGGAAACCTACACCGGGCAAAAGGCAGAGAAGCTCTAACCGCCGTATGACAGACCACGAATTACAACTAGCTATTAGCGGGGGGGGGGGCTCTACTTGAACGATAAAGGCGAAGTTGCAGGCGGCTCCATGTACCGCGTGGAGGTCATCGCCAAACTGTTCGGAGTAACCGTCCGCCGCATTCAACAGCTCACGCAGGAGGGCGTTCTTCCAACGACCGATACCCCGGAGGGCAGACGTTACGATCTGGTTCCTACCATCCAGAAGTACGTCAAATACCTTTCGGATAAAGCCTACGGCAAGAACCGCTCCGAAAAAGAAATGGACCTGAGAGAACAAAAACTTCAGGCCGATATCGCCCTGAAAGAAGCGCAGGGCGAACTCCACAACATGAAGCTATCCGTTGCATCCGGGCAGCTTGTGGACGTGGAAAAGGTCAAAGAGGACTAAGGAGGAAGAATAATGGCTTGATATTTTAAGGTTACTGAAATCGACCGAGACAGCTTTATCGAGACTGTCGGTGAAGATTTAGACTGCGCTCAGTTAGTTACCGCATGTGACGGCATTGGCTATGCTGCGGTAGATGATACCGAAGAGGATGAAATCGCCATTCCTCTTGATGTTTTTGAGGAGGAAAGCGAATGATTATTGACGGAAAAGCTATCGCCGCTCAGGTGAAGGCTTCTTTGCAAGGCTCTGACGCAAAGCTCGCCGTTATTATGGTCGGCGACGACCCCGCTTCCTCGGTTTATGTCCGCAACAAGGAACGCGCTTGCGCCGAGGTCGGTATTCGGTCTTGCTCTCGCAGGTTGCCGGCTACGGCGTCGACCAAAGAGGTCATCGCGTCTATCGCAGAGCTCAGCGCGTGGGCAGACGGTATTCTCGTTCAGCTTCCTCTCCCGGAACACATTGACGAGAAGAAGGTACTCGGCGCAATACCGCCGGAGAAAGACGTGGATTGCTTCCACCCCTATAATATTGGAAAGCTCTTGACCGGAGAGGCTGGTCTTAGGCCCTGCACTCCGGCCGGAATCCTCCATTTGCTGGGAGACGTAAGCGGGAAGCACTGCGTCATTATCGGGCGCAGCAATATCGTAGGCAAGCCACTTGCCCTTATGCTTCTGCATGCGAACGCCACCGTTACCGTATGCCACTCTAAGACGAAGGACCTCGCGAGCTATACTCGTCAGGCCGATATACTTATCTCGGCAGTCGGTAAGCCCCGCTTTATTACCGCAGACATGGTTAAGCCGGGGGCGGTCGTTATCGATGTCGGAATTAACCGGGACGAGAACGGTAAGCTCTGTGGAGACGTTGCTTTTGAGGAGGTCGCGGCAAAGGCGTCAGCGATTACTCCGGTACCCGGCGGCGTGGGCCCGATGACCGTCGCCATGCTGCTCAAGAACACCGTGGAGGCAGCTTCTTACCAAAAGCGGTAGAACTGCAACGAAAAGTTCGCAGAATCCCGGCAGTTTTGCGCGCTCCCTTTTTCTACTGAACACGGTAAAATATAATTGTCAGTTGGAAAACACTGGGAATTACAAAGGAGGCAAACATAATGAAAGACATGAGCATTATCGCTAACAAGAAGATTATCAACAAGGAGACCAACGAGGTCCGTCTGGTCGTGAGCATTGACGAGGAGAATCGCAAGATTCACTCCGTCCCCGTGGACGAGCCTAACGCTGAGCCGAGTATCATGGCTGCTGCAAGCTATGACCGTCGCTGGAAGCTCTACGAAGAGCCTGAGGCTGAGGCCGTTGAGGCTGAGGCCGCTGAGCCGGAAGACAACCACGACGCGCCTATGAAAATGTCGGACGTCGTGACTAAGCTCGAGAGCCTGTTCGACATTCTGAATCGCGTCTACTTCGACAACGCGCTGCCGAAACCGGTCATCACCGTTCAGTCTACTCCTAAGGCTTACGGCCACTGCTCTACTAAGAAGATTTGGAAGAGCGAGAGTGACGGCCAGTATGAAATCAACATCGGCGCCGAGTTCCTCAATCGCCCGTCTGCTAATACGGCTGCGACGATGTGCCATGAGATGGTCCATCTTTACTGCCTTGTGAATGAGATTCAGGACACTTGCCAGAAGGGCCGCTACCACAACAAGACCTTCAAGGCCGAGGCTGAGGCGAGAGACCTTGAAATCGGGTACGACCGTACCGTGGGCTTCTCCCACACAAATCCGACCGAGGCCTTCAAGAAGACCCTCGAGGATAACGGCTTCGTGCTTGAGGTCCCGTTCGCCCGCGTTATGCCTGAAGAGAAAGCAAAGGCCGAGCGCGAAAAGCCTCACCGCTATGTTTGCCCGGTCTGCGGGCAGGAAGTTAAGACGACCGCCGACCTCAGCCTCATTTGCGGTATCTGCGAGGTCGCTATGGAGAGGGCTGACTAAAAGGACTCCAGAATGGCCCGTATCGCGTCCAAAGTTTTCAGAGGGTAAATCTAAGGGCCCCTGAGCTAAAACGCGATACGGGAGGTCTGGGGCTTGCCCCGGGAGGTTTATATGAGAGACGAAGAGTACCTCTTCAAAGAAGATGTACGAGAAAAGGCGATAACAGCCCGGAGCGCTAAGAAGCACCCTCGGCATAGCGGTTGCCGCCTACCGCAATACACGGCAAAGGAGATGAGAGAAATGAGCGGTCCTACCTACACGCTCAACCTGAAGAAGCGTATCACCTACGCAGAGTTCAAGGCCCTTCCTGAGGGCTTGCAGAAGAGCTACGTGCAGAACATCATTGACAAGTACCGCGTCGGCCCTTCGGCGCTTGCCGAGCTTATGGGCGCGAACGCCGGTGCGGTCGGCGTTTATCTGAGCAAGAGAGGCTTTTCCTTCAAGCGAGGTTTTCAGCCTACGAAGGACGACCTCGAGAGATTCCGAGAGGACTACGGTATCAGCACGAATGCGCCGACAAAAAAAATAACTTTGGAGAACTTCTCGTTCTGCTTCTCCGGAGCCTTCAACGCGGCGAGCTTTGTAAAGCAAATCAAGGCCTTCGTCCCCGAAGGACAGCTCCTGCGGGTCTCCGTAGCAGTCGAGGTAGTCGAGCCCGAGCCCTCTGCTACTGAGCCCGCTACCGAAGAAAGTCCTTGATTTACAAGGCTTTTGGCTATCTGGTAGTACTGGTAGTTCGTAAAAACTAAAAAGATTTTTCCAAAAAGTAAAGGGACTCAAAGCGCAATCTCGTCGCTCCCTCGCATTACACGTATATATAAGGAAAATTCGTTAAAACGAACTACCGACTACCAAAAGAAAAAGGACAGGCTCAAAGCCTATCCTTAATCTGGGTCGCAAGTACGAAACCATAAGGCAAGACGACTATCGTCACCTCAGGGGTTCGACCTGCGATTAAATTGGTGGAGGCGATGGGAGTCGAACCCATGTCCGAAAAGAGTTCAGCGTAGGTGTCTCCGGGTGCAGGCGATCTACAACATTCCCTCTGCGTCACGCCGGTCGTCAGGCTAACGCTTCAGTAGCTTCATGAGTTCCTGCCGGTCCGCAAAGCTTAGGTCCGTTCAGGTGCTGTGTCTAAAGGACGCCCCGGCCCCACACGACACAAGAGTGGGCGGAACGCGCAGCACTCAGGCTGCGAGCAACTGATAATTATTGTTGTCAGTTAATTTTTTGGAGGAGTTTAGAGCAGTTCCCCCACTGCTACCCGCTGCCCAGGCCTCGCTCCCCCCGTCGAAACCTTTACGCCCCCATAAAGCGCATGCTGCCATGCGCAGAAAGCTTGGTGTTCTCAGGGCAGGAATGCTGCCTGAAAGAGATTTAGCAGAATTTGCCGTTGGACTTCACAGCCCGGTCGATGGAGCGCTTGGCGTCGCGCTTGGCGGCGTCGGCACGCTTGTCGTAGAGCTTTTTGCCCTTGCACAGGCCGACTTCCATCTTGACGCGGCCATGCTTGAAGTAGAGAGAAAGGGGAACGAGAGTATAGCCCTGCAGCTTGCACTGCTGGTGCAGACGTCGGATCTCGGTCTTGTGGGCCAGCAGACGCCGCACCCGCAGAGGGTCCTGATTGAAGATGTTGCCGTGGTCGTAGGGAGTGATGTGCATTCCCTTGACCAGCAGCTCGCCGTCCTCAATATCGACCCAGCTGTCCTTCAGGTTGACGCCGCCGGCACGCAGGCTCTTGACCTCGGTGCCTTTCAGCTCGACGCCCGTTTCCAGCGCTTCGAGCACGAAATACTCGTGACGCGCCTCGCGGTTTGTGGCGATGGTCTTTGTCGCCGGACGTTCCTTGGCAGGTGCCATGAAGCGCGCCTCCTTTCCTTTACTCTAGAAGCCGTTTTCATAAGCATTGCACACTGTCCTGTATACGGGCAAAAATTCTCGTCGTTCGGCGCACCCTGCTTATAAAAGCAGCTTCTTTGTCTTGTCATTATATCACATTTTGCTGGATTTTCAAGAGCGATTTTTGAAAGAATCGTTAAGGTTCTATAAAATCTGCTCTTTACAGCTCGTCGCGGCCAGAGAGCGCGCGGTAAAGCGTCGTCTCATCGGTGTACTCGAGGCTGCCGCCCACGGGCAGGCCGTAGGCCAGACGAGTGGTCTTGATGCCCAGGGGCTTGATGAGCTTTGCCAGATACATGGCCGTGGCCTCGCCCTCGACGGTGGGGTTCATGGCCATGATGACCTCTTTCACCTCGCCGCTGCCCAGCC